CATAACAGCTCCGCCATTAGCTCTACCTTCCAACATTCCTTGAACGTACTGGGGCATTGTTCCCCCGTGATTATCTAACGTAGTCGCACCTGTATCTGTTGATGGAGTCAACATTCCTCCCAGAGCAGAGATGAAAGGATTCACAACTGATTTTTGAAGTTGCAGTCGTGCTAGTTGTTGCAAAACATCTTGCACAAAATTTCTCACGTTCAACTTGCCTGTCTCAAAAAATTCCATGAGTGAATCTGTCAATCCATTTGAAATGTCTTTCATAACTCCAGAGACTTCTTCTGCCGTGAAGATTGTGTCTTGTTTTATGTCTTGCATTGCACTCTTCATTCCTTGAGCAAATGAATTGTAGAGTCTGGTGATATTGTCTAATGACTGCTCATTTTCAAGAGATTCAACAAGAGATTGAGTTCTCTTTTCTATTGCTGATAAATCTGCTTCTAGTTCATCTGGAACTTCCATATCCTTAAAGAGATCTGTTACTTTTTTAACACCACCACCAATGTTATCAAAAAGCCCTGCAAAATCTCCCTGCTTTATTTTATCAAAAGCACCAGTAATAGAACCTGCAAAACCTTTCATTCTGTTTGCATAATCATTAGCTCTTTTTGTTCTATCAGAAACATCAGCTCTTTTTGTTCTATCAGAAACATCTGATTCACCAGCACCTGTGTCTCCACCTGTCATACGACTAATAGCATTGTCATGATAACCAGCACCAGTTATTCCATCAATTTTAGGGAAAGATTTTGCAAACTCCTCATCATAAGCTCTGCGAATCTCTCTTGCAGTTTCTATTGCATTCCGTACCGCATTATCATAACTAATTTTGTCCCCAAGCTGAAATTGAAATTGCATCTCTCTGGTTGCATCCATTAATGCTAATTTATGTTCTTTGCTTAGTTGTTTGTAAGTATCACCATCTGGAAATGCTTCACGAACAATGTCTCTGACCATATTCATGTCATTCATCATTGCTCTTATATTTTTTGGATTAAATGCCCTAACAACATGAGAACCAAAATCTGCTAATGAAATAATTGCTTTAGCTAAAAAGCCAATTAAATCTTCTAAACCTGTTATTATATATCCAACAGCCAGAGCAATATCATCTCCAAAAGTATAATTCTCATCATTCAACTCTTTAATGATTTCTCTGAATGCTCCAAACAATACTGATGCTATTACTATTACTTTTAAAAATGCAACTATGCCAGCAACAGCAAATGCTTGACCAAATTTTGTCATAGCTATGGTTGCTAATACTAATGGACTTATTACTAATAGAACTGCTTTTACGACAAATCCAAATACTCCAACAATATTAGCTAATACAAATGCAAGCTGTCCTACTATGAAAAGAAATGCACCAAATGCCATTGCTAATGCACCTATCTTTGATGCAGTAACTAAAAACTGTGCAACTACTTCTTTGTTTTCAGATAATAATTCTGAAAGCCTATCAACTAATTTTCTAAATGCTGGTGCTAACTTTGTAGCCAGAGAAAGTTGAACTCCTTCAAATGCTGATTTCAATTTAAACAATGAACCCTGCAAGGTGTCATCCATAATGGTTGCGAGTTCTTTAGCAGTACCAGCAGAGTTCTCGAACTCAGCTTGCAGACCAAATGCTTCTTGTCGATTCAAAGCTATAATCTGAGCAACAGTCGCACCACGCTTGCCGAATATCTGCATCGCAGTCGCATTCCGATTGCTAGAATTTTCAATCATGTCAAGAGCTTGATGTAGAGTCAGACCTTGTTTAGCTATCTCAAGAAAGACATTTCTCAAAGCAGTTCCAGCAGAACTCGCATCAACACCCCGATCAACTAAGATTGCCAACATCGAAGTGGTCTCTTCTATTGATAACCCTGCACTTTTGGCAGTTGCAGAAGCAACACTCATTGCTGTGTCAAATTTGTTCAAATCCAGAGCTGATGAGCTAAACGATTTGCCCATTACATCAACGACTCGATTCATCTCGCTCGCTTCTAATCCAAAACCTCTGAGAGTTTGAGCAGATACTCTTGCCGACTCTGCCAAATCTTCTCCAGTAGCAAGAGCCAGATTCAATGTTGCTCCTGTTACCTTTTCAATCTCACTTGCTGTGAAACCTAGTTTAGAGAATACCAACTGCAACTCTGCAACATTCGTTGCTGTGAATCTTGTAGTAGCCCCCAGCTCCCTCGCATTTGCACCGAGAGCCTTGAACTCACTAGCAGTTGCCCCAGAGATCGCTTTAACCTTTGCCATCTCCTGCTCAAAGTTTTGAAACACATTGACAGCTTGACCGCCAATGATAGCCATAGGAGTTCCAATGCCGACCATAAGTTGCTTGCCTGTCTGAGTGGCATCTCTACCAAACAGTCGCAACTTCCTTTGTGCCGTTCTAATGCCTTTATCGAGACCCTTTGTATTAAGAGTCACGTCAGCAAATAAACTTCCTATTTTTGTCCTAGCCATTCTGAGCCTCTTGCATTGCTTTCACTTGTTCTAGATACAAGCTAAATTGCACCGCTTTCTTTTTTAAATCTATTTTCTTTTCTTCTCTTGTTTCATCATCTGGATCAAGCAAGAAGTCCTCTATCTTGTAAGCTCTAGGACGTGTCTTCTTATCTCGATTCATCTCTGCCTCTAACCAACAAATCTGAGCTGATCGATAATCGTCTCTTCTTAACTTGTTCCGATAGACCTTCTGATATGCTTTCATTTCATCATGTGTTGATCTTAAAAATTCCTCTTTGCTTAATCCGTAACAAATAACAGCCAGAGCCTGATGCTCTAGCCATTTCCTTTTTTTGAGTCTTGCTCACTTCCTTCTTCAACATCAAGAAATCCACTCTCCTGAATAGCCTGTTGCATTACTTCAGGAAGCTCTTTCAATGGTGGAAGATGGTTTGCATGATCTAAAGGATCACCCTCTAAATTTAAACAGGCACAAGCCAACCGAATTGATGCAGATATTGGATGCGTCTCAAAATCACTCATCGAACCACCATCAAGCTCAAACTTCATCATTGATCGATTGTCTATCTTGATTTCTTTTTCTTTTCCTTTGTACTTAATCGTTGCCATTTTTTTCTCCTTAGACATACGTCTGTTCTGATTTTAATTTCAATGTGACTGTGTTCTCTATGTTGCCATCGATAGCTGTTGATTTTTCTACATTGTAAACGCAACATCTAAATGTTGACTCAGTAGTTCCATCAGGAGCAATCAATTTGCCATACAAATTCACATCCTGAAGAAGACAGTCTGTGAAACTATAAAGTCGATACAATTTTAATCCACTCAACTCTAAATTGACCTTATTTACATAAAGAGAAAAAGCACGATATCCACCAGCTTTGAACGCATACTTATGATCTCCAACTGTCTTTGGAATAAAGTGTCTCCGAATAGCACCATAAGGAGAACTGTAAAAACCAGACCTCGCATAATTATGATACAATGCATCTTCACCGCCAGACTGAACGCTGAAACTGTGAAGAGTGTAGTCGAATTGATATTTGTGTAAACCTGTCAAAACATACTCAGAAGATTGAAATTGAGCTGACTGTCTTTGTTTTTCGATATAGATGTTTGGTGGGTTTGTGTCTGCATTAGATAAATCAGTAGTCAATCGTCTTGGACTTACATTGCCATTCCAGAACGCAGTCGTGTTGGTAACATTTGAATCGTCTGTTGACCACCCTGTTCCCTTATAGAGTGCATTCACTAAATTACTTGGATCGTTTCTCAAGATTCCATGATTAGCGTTCACAACGCTTGTGTTTTCACCAGTTCCATTGATGTTGATTTCATCGTGAATAAAACTGGATTTGAAATCTGTTTCTGTCCAGACAGCGTCAGGACTAAAAATCGGAGAAGGGTTTGTACTGCTTCCTTGAGAAATACTGCCATCAGCAAGTTGAGCGTTCCAGTTTCCAAATCCTTCTCCGACATTGTAAAGATTGTGATTAGTTGTGAATGTTATTTCACCCGCATCAACTAACCCTCCGAGATAAGTTTTTGCATCGCTTGCCCCATGAGAAGTGACCTCTGAAACATCTCTTGATGTTGTTGGAAGAATTAACTCTGTGACCTCTTTTACTGTCACGAAATCTGTGTTATTTGGTGATAGTTGTATTTTATAACCTGTCGCTTGTTTTGCCATGACTACCTCTTTCTCGCTAATAATAAACCGACACTACTTAAAAAAACCAGACCAATCGTTGCTGGCTCAGGAATAATTGTGAGAGCTTGATTGCTTTGTATTTTAAAATCAACTGTGCCTGTGGTCATTGGATCGTACGATGTAACCATAGCAACAAGCTCATTTGTGAATGTAACATTTGGAAGATAAAAATACAAACCCTCAGCAACGCCTTCGTTTCCATCGTCATCTTCATTATAAAGAACATACGACCGAGAGAATGAGTTGATGTTACCGAAGTCGAGTTCTTCTAATATATAAAGATAAAGATAAGGATCGCTGTATTCTCCGTCATCATAAGGTGACACAAGGTCTGCATCATAGTTGATAAAGTCCACAGTTGCTTCGCCATCTGCTACCAAGTGAAACATTTCGTAGAAGTGCGGTTGTTGTTCGATGCTTACTGTTGAGTCTGAGCTGAGTGTAGCTGTCAGATCGTATATGTACTCAGCATGAACATATCCGCATAACATACTTAAAAAAATCAATAGTTTATTCATATCACTTCTTCGTTAAAAAATTCAAAAATTTCTTCATCTTGGAGTTCTTAGGTAAGAACATTCCGATCATGGAAAGAATCCCAAGCAACCCCACTCCAATAATGATCAGGTTCTCTTTGATTGCATCTAAGATGATCTTTAAATAAATCATATCGCACTTGCATCCTTTTCCAAAAATTTTGGATTCGTAGGATCAACCGCCCTCTTCATATTTTCTTGCAGTTGTTTTTGCTCTGGAGTCAATGCATCATAAGCCTGTTGTTTCTTTCGCTCTTCTCCAACCTTCATCCCTAGAAAAGATGTAGTTGTAGGAATCTCAACTCCGATGTACTTGCTGTCTTCTGGCAAAGTCTCATTGATTGTTCCTGTCTCAATTAATTCATTGACCATAGGTTGAGCAACCTCTACCGCCTCGACCCAATTATCAGCAACCGCATCAGCTTGAAAGTAAACTCCACTCCCAATCGCTACGCATCCGCTGAGACCCATGCTTGACGCTTGTGATGCGATAGCTTGAACAACAGACTGACCAGCCTGACTTGCAACCTCTGCTGTCTCAGGGTTGATATGATCTCTTACATCAAAACCCTTCTTAGATTCCTCGCTTGAGTAAATATCATCAGAGGAGCTACCACCCGAACGAGTGATAGTTCCCTTGATGATTACTTCATCTCCGAACTGGAAATGCTCAGACATTATGAATAAACAACTGCCCCAGATACTTTGATTGTGATGGTAGCTGTGAGCTGTCCATCGATAGGAGCTGAAGTTTCAAAACCTGTGACGATTCCGTCAAAAGTTTCAACAGTTGCACCAGCGTCAGCGTAAGTGATTTTGAACTCATAGTTTGCAGGATTGCTTGAAGCACTTCCGCTGTCATAAGTTCCACCAGTTGCCAATGTCCGAAGACCAACGTCATCTGTTCCATCTGGATCGTAGTTGATAGTGATTGAAACTTCACCATAATCAACCAAGCCTCCCAAGTAAGACTTGATGTTTGAACTGTGATTTGTTGTTTCTATCAAATCTCGTGAGATTGATGGTGGTGTGATGTCAGTTATCTCACCCAAAGCCTGATGACTTCCACCAGTTTTTGCGTATGAAAACTGCATTCCGAATGCTCTTTCTGCCATAATAATACCTCTTTCTATTTAAAGTTATATCTTATTCGTAAATCGATTGATCGAATGACCAATCCTTCTAAATCACCAAAATTTGACTGCTCATTGTATGACTCACAAAAAGCCATTTGAACTGAGGAATCTAAATCAAATGATTGTCCTACGAAAGCATCCTTGAACGCTTTCACTCTTGCATCTTGACCAGCTATTGTCTGATCGAAAAAATCAAATTGAATCACAGCATTCCCTGAAGGATACCCGCCAGCATGAGTTGGCTCTGTTGAGTCTGATTCAACATTAAAAGTGGTATAAGGAAGCGAAGCCTTTTGTGGTGGCTTTACAGGATAAAATTCATTGGTGTCATCAGTCGCAATGTTTGCTTTGATATATTTACATAATGCCTTGAAGAATGTCACGATGCCACCTGCCTTGCCAGCTTATCAGTTGACCTTTGAAGAGATGAAATGACCGCACTTCTTGCCACACTTTGAACTCTGTCGAATGATTTATTCGCCCAAAGATAATGAGACTTTTGAACATTTTTTCTGAAGTTCAAAATGGAAAAGTAAATCCCTGTGTTGTCTCTGACTGGAAGATGTTTCAAACTTTTTCCGCCAACAATCCCGACAGAGTTGTTTCTGTATTTTCTAAACCTGACACCAATGTTTCTCTTCAAGTGACCTGTATCTGCTGGAGCATCGTTTTCAAATGCCGTCTTAATAACTTCAGAGCCAGCAAGAACAGCTTCTTTGACCGCTGTCTTCTTCGCTTTCTTGCCAAAGTGATCAAGAGTTTTTGTTAACTCTTTGACACCTTTCATTTTAAAATCTGCTGATGTCGCCATTACTCCACCACCTTCGCATGAATTGTCGTCTGACCATATCTCCTGTTGTCTTCTAAAAACTCGATGTCATACTTCTTTCCTCTATAAAGTATTTGATCTGTCTCATCTAATGATGACAAGTATCGGACTCGAAACTGAATGTTCCGAATACTTACTTGCTTATCATCCTCTCCCTTTTCTGATCCAGACTTGACGATGACTTGAGCTGAGATTGTGCTGGAAGTTGAGAACGATTCAATAGGTTCACCAAAGTCATTCTCTGCACTAGAGCGACTTTGAATCTCTATTCTTTCATCTAATCTTCCAATGTTTCTCATTCCATACCTTACTTGACTTGAGAGCTTCCGAAATAAAATCCTACTAGTGCCAGCATTGTCTGACGTACTTCAGGCAAAAGAACATAACCTTGAAGCTCAATCCATCCATTGCCTTTATCAAAAAGATTACCAAACAAGAAACCGAATAAACCACTATTGCTTCCTGCTTCAATCGTTACTGGCTCATTAAAAAAAGCTAAGATGAACGGAGCAAAAATAACTGCAAACAATGTGCAGAGAGCAATCGTTCTTCGCACAACCTGACCAGCAACTCCATCACGCTTTGACGCTCTGTCAGCAGAGTCATCTGCTATTCCTTGTTTCTTAATCATGCTCTCAACCATGTTGGTCTGAGCTTGTGCCTGTGAAGCTATGAGCTTCATTATGAAGCCAGACATACTCCCACCTAACATTGCCAACAATTCAACACTCATTTTTCCAACCCTTCCAGATATTATACACAGCATTTAATCCGACAAGGATGCCGATGCAAGAAGCAATAATTGAAGCAATATAGGAAACATCCTGAAGTCCCCAAGAGACTCCCGCACTAGTTCCACTCACTACTGCTTTTGTTACTGTGTCTGTTATGTCATTCGTCATCATTTCTCACCGCTAATGTCATCTCAGTTTCTGGTTTTGAAGTATCGACCATCCGATAAAGAACTGGCGTTCCTAAAAACTCAAAAGTGTCTTCGACATTTCCATCTTTTATTTTAAATCTAAATTCAATCGGTTTTTTAAATCTTTCTTTCCCCATCATCTCTGTCAAATCTCTCAGAGTATCTTCAACTCCGTCTTCTATATTGAACAAAAGTTTCAGCTCGATTGCTTCTGGCATTTCGTTCAAACTTTTTCCCAAAAAAACACATTCAAAATCTGTGCAACTGTCCATTCTACACAAGGTCTTTTCGTTCCTTTTGTAGTGAATGATGATCATGCTTTAAATACCTTGAACTGGTTGAATAAAAAATCAACTGATCTTGGAATTGGTAAAGGTCTTCCTGTGTAGCTGATAGGCTCTCTTGTGTCGTAATAATGAGAAAGCAACAGATACATTCCTTGTTTGATCGGCATTGGTATATCGTCAACCGAAGCATATCCTGCCGTGAACGATAAAGTCACAGGAGCAACTTTCTCTCGACTAATTCCTTGATGTGTCACCGAGCTATCAATAGCAACAAAAGCGTTTGTGTCACCTGTGTCATCAATGATGATCTTGCTTGAATCAACAGTCTTTTCGACATTATCTAAATCAAAAAATTTCAATGACTGTAATGAAACGAACGGAGGATTCGGAACGCTCAACTTTCTTGAGACTGTTGGGTAGGTTTTATATGACGCTTGATATGTTTGAGAAACACCAAGTGAACGTCTAACAGAAACCTCTGCACTTTGTCTCGCAACCTTAATCAATTCCGAGATGTATGAATCATCATCAGATGAGTCAACTCGCAGATGTGCCTTTGCCTCTGTCAGAGTTATTGGCTCAACACTTGTGTCTGTGACTTTTTTAATTGAATAAGGTTCTATGATCATAGTTAAAAAGACCCCGCCCCGAAGGGCAGGGAATCCTTTACAAGTTACGCAGACGTTACCAAACGAACGCCACCGAGATCAGTAAGATCACCATTGGAACCGCCTGATCCACCTTTACCAAAACGAAGTCCGTAAATGTGAGTCAAGGTTGCTACGATGTCAAAAGTTCCAGCCTTTTGATATGACAGAGCCATCATTGGCAAGCCAGTATCAGCGTCTTGAACGATTGAGTTGCTTGCAATCGCAGGAGCATTTGCACGAGATGCCTGAGCTTGGAAGTCAGAAGGAACACGAGAAGCGATATTGATCGCAGAACGATCCCCGAAGAATCCAACTAGGTTTTCGCTATTTGCATCGCCAGCAGGATATTCGTAGATTGCTTCAAATCCAGCAATGTTCCGAAGAATACCAATTCCGTTAGCACCTGAGAGCTGACCATAGAAATCACCTGAAGCAATCCGAGTGTCAGTCAACAATGAAGTCATAACTGAAGAATTGACGATTCCATAACGACCAGCGACAGCAGTTCCGTTAGTGTTCATTTCTGCACGAACTGCATGAAGCATATCAAGATCGTGAGATTTAGTGGAATCAGTACTAGTTCCGTCTCGCACTACAGATTTTGAGAAGTTATCAGCTTTAATGCCATTCCAAACTGCTTCCATTAGTCCTTTGCCTAATGTGTTTGCCATAGTTGAAGCAACTTCACCATAGAGATCACGCTGAGTTGAAATCATGTCCAAGTAGTCCATTGAGATGGAAACATACTTGTGTTGATCCAATGTGATATCCAAGTCATTTGTCAGAGTTCCAACGTCAGTCGTTGCTCCTTCATAACCATTTGAAGCATCATAATCAGATGCACTTGCTACACCACTCAAAACACGAGCTGTGATTGTTTGTCCTCTACGAGCAGACTCAGATGAAAAGTCATATGCAAAGTTGCTGATCACAGGGAACTGAACTTTGTATGAATCTAAAACGTCTGTTGCCAACTCGTTAACACTTAAAGTGTTTGAGCTATTTCCACTTGCTGTTGCCATAATATTACCTCTTTCTTATCTTAAAGATTTGATTTGTTTTGCTAATAAATATTTCTGTTTCGGATCGGTTGCATTTTCTAATTGTTCACGCAACTCTGAAACACTTGCTTTTGCACCTTCTGGAGAAGATACGATTTTCTTCGATGTTGGCTCTTTAGCCAAAACATCAAGAAGAGAGTCCTTGAAGTCACCAACTGAAACTTCGTCTTTTACTGCTTGCAGAGCTACTGATGCGTCAACTGCATACTTTTCAGCCAATGCAATGATGTCGCTCACACGCTCTTTTTCACAAGCCAACACCGCTTCAGCTTCTTCAGCTTCTGCATCGACTTCTTCAAGTTCTTCTTCTTCTGATTCTTCTTCTGCCAGCTTCTCAAGATCAGCGTCAATGATTGCATCAACTGCTTCCTCGTGATCTGGTGAAGATGAATCAACTACTTCTTCCGCCACTTCAACAACTTCTTCAGTTGCTTCGACAGATGCTTCAACAACTTCTTCTGTTGCTTCTGCTTTAATTTCATCTTTCATATTATTAACCTCTGGTTCATCTTGTTCACCATCACCGCTTGGAAGTGATGCACTAAATGGATACTTTTCTAAATCTTTCATCCGAGCTACCATTGCAATCTTCTCAACAACCTCTGCTTGATCGCCTATAAAATCGACAGCTTCTTGACCAAACAGCCATGTCTCAGCTTCTAAAAGTTGACGGATGTAGCCTTCATCTTTTCCAGTATGCTTCATATATGTCGAAGTCAATACTCGTTCAAAGTTTCCAAGAACTTCAATCGCTTCTGTCATGTCTTGACGATTCGGGTAATCCATCTCCGCATACATTGGAAGATGTAGAAAGATTCCTGCATTTTCAGGAATATAAATTTTGTCTCCTGCAAGGATTATGATCGAAGCAATCGATCCAGCGATGCCGTTGATGTGAACATGAATCTCTGACTTGTGACCTCTGAGAGCGTTGTAGATGGCAATCCCATCCGTGATGTTTCCACCGACTGAATCCATGTGGACATTGATGACATCAGCGTCAATTTGATTTAGTTCTCTGATAAAGTTTTTTGCATAGATTCCATATCCACCGATCTCATCTAGAATAAAAACGTCACGATATTTCTTCTGCTCGCTTATGTTCAAAACATTGTCTTCTTTTACTGAATACCATTTGCTCATCATATTATTCACCATCTATTTGTTTGAGTTTTCTGATTGCCCAATTCACACCAGCGTCACCGCCCCATGCGTCCCACATAATCCCACCGCATCCCTCATCATACGGAACATCTTTATGTTGTTGATGTCTTTTGAATGATGCCATTCGTGCAATCGTGTCACGACTTAATGATTCACGACTGGCGAGCTGTCTTGCTCTAGTCCAACCGACATCTGTGCCACAAGACGAGCCATTCTCTTCTTTATAATTCAAAGCTCTCTTTGCGTTTTCTGTGGCTTGCTTTGGGTAGTCTGAATATGTCTTATTGATTAAATTTTTTTTCTCATCGTCCTTCTTATAATTATCTGCTTTTGAAGGATGCGATGCTGGCAATAGATCGAGATCATGCTTACCACTTCGAAATTTTCCGTTTCGTAATGCGTAAAGAAAAGAGTTAACTCTTGCAAACGCCCATTGCTCTGGAGACTGAACACTTGGTCGAACTGAATCTGGATTAGTCTTGTATGCACCTATCCCCCGATTGAAACATATTTTCAGTTTTCTCAATGTTGTTTGCTTGCTTGCTGTGTCTCCGACTTTCTCCTTGTGATCTGCTAGTTTCTTTTTTAGAGCTTTCTCAACCGCCTTTGTGACTTGATCAGAGTTTGTTTCGTTTACGATCTGAGAAACGACTTCAGGTTCTTTCGCTGTTTCAACTGGCATCAATGCACCATTCACAAAGTATGTATCTCCTCCTTCATAGGTTGGCTCATCTTCTCTTCGTCTGACATCATTTGGAGAAAGGATTCCGTTCTGAACAGCTTGAGAGTATGCTGTGAATCTAGCAGTAACATCTCCACGAAGTAGATCGTTGAAGTGATGCTTGAAGTAGTATTCATTTTTTTCAGAGTCAGACAATAAAGTCATTCGCAATTTTTGCTCAAAGTTCACAGCAAGTGGTCTTAGTGTATGCATGACATAAGCTAGATTTTGATGCTCGATGTTGGAGAATGTTGCACGATCTAAATTCCCGCCCAGATGCTGAGGAACTTTAAACAAAGCAAAAATTTGTTGTTGAGTGAATTTTCTACTTTCGAGCATTTGACTTTCCGCATGATTCAAATTCATTGGAGAGAACTTTGCCCCACCCTCAAGGATTGGAGTTCTGTGACGATTTCCGACTCCAGAATAACGCATCGACCAATCTTCTTTCAGTCTCTGAAATACTTCTTCACTCATCTCGTCAGGGTATGAAATAACACCAGACACAACGCTTGCATTTTCAAAGAACTCTCTCGTGTATGCTTCCGCTGATTTACCGCCTGAGAGAAGATCATTGCTCATGCCAATGATAGACGGAGAAAGAAGATATCCATCAGAGAACAATCTCACATGGAGAACTTCGCTTTGTTTAAGCATTAATTCATTCTCATCATCTTCAGGATCGGGATAAAGATAGTGAAGGTTGCCATCAGGCATCACATGATATGTGATCTTGTTTGCGAATAGCGGATAAAGCTCAACGACATTGCCTGTGCCATCTCTGATGACTTGTGCGACTGCATTTCCCCGCAGTAGTAAATCAATCATCATCCACAGTCGGAGATCGTAAGATGTTTGATTGGCGTTGGGTTGCCATCGGACTATATCATAAATCGGATGATTTGTTGCCTTATAGCCACCATCGTCTTGTTTCTGGTACATACAAAGCGGAAGTGAAGCAATCGACTCAGCGAGAACCCTGACGGCAATGAGAACATCTGTGAGTTCCATCGCATTTGCTTCATCCACATTTGAGTTTGGGAGATTGGGATTAAATATTTTTGTCGTTGTGTTTTTTCTGCTTGGAGACTCTTCTCCGAAGACAGACTTTTTTATGTAGTTTAAAATCCGCATGACCCGATGATACAGATCAATTTAATTGTGACAACGAATGAGAACTTTGTAGTAGTTAGCAAAAAAGGGGAACATTAAATCCGTACTTAATGCCCCTTGACAAAAAAAAACCACCCCCGAAGGGATGGCTCTTTGAGATATAGAATCTCTCCTAGAAAAGATCAGAATGAATTTTCATCAGACTCTGATAGATTCGTAGGAACTGCTCGCCATGCAAGTCTGGATCATCTGCATTGATTGGATCATTACAATCCCTATCATAGCAGTTGTCACAGTCTTGAATGAAGCATTTGATCACTTCATCGATGGCTTCCACATTAGCAGTATTGCGACCCTGTAATGCTTCACAGAAATCACGATACTTGATGTGAAAATCTACAACATGACCAAAGCCAGCACACTCAGCTACTTGAGCATCTGGCATCACATCAGCAAATTCAGAAATCTCGCTTCCGATGTAGCGATTCTTGACTGCTGAGTTTGTGTAGATTTTGACTCCTAATTTTCTCATCGAGTTACCTCCTTTCTTAATCATGTCTTAGTTAATCATAATTATATTTGATGTGTCAATAAAATCGTTTATTTTTTAGTCAGTTTTTTTTGATTATTCTTCTTGAAATTTTACGATAATTTTTTTAGACTGAAGGGTTATTCATTTGACTGGTCATTTTAGAATGATATTTTAATAGAGAATCCGTTGATCCTTTATGGACGGAAGTAGCTCATTTTGAGTGAAGCAACGCTTACATAGAAAGGACATAGCTATGGAAGTCATTCTCAATTATCGAGGAGCTAAGTACATCAAAGTCATTAAGCTCGATAAATAAAAAAAGGGAGCTTCACGCTCCCTCTTCTTTTTATATTTTCGTTCAGCTTACGACAGGTTCATTTCAGGATAAAATT